TGCGCTCTACGCGGGCACCAGCGCTGGGCTCACGCGCATCGACCGCGCCGCGCTCGAGCGGAGCCTCGTGCCTGCACCGCAAGCGCCCTGACGTCGGTGCGGCCGGCACGATCGATTTTCCCACCGGCACGATCGATTTTCCCACCGGCACGATCGATTTTTCCACCGGCACGGTCGATTTTCCCCGCTGGCGCGATCCTCCCGCTCCCGGGCGGAATTGTCACTGCAGGGGAAGGTAGAGCACGGCGCCGGAGGCGCCAGCGGCGCCGGGCTGGCCCGCCCCGCCGCCCCCGGCGCCGCTGGCGCCTCCGGCGGCGGTGATTGTGCCGTTGTTGCTGATCGCGCCGTACACGAGTAGCGCGGCCCCGCCACCCCCCCCGCCGCCGCCGCCCGATCCGTTCACGGCACCGGCAGCTCCAGCGCCTCCGGCGGCGGTGATTGTGCCGCCGTTGGCCACCGTGAGCGATCGTGCGACCAAGATCAACACCCCGCCGCCGCCGCCCCCACCGCCCCCGCTGTCGGCTCCGTTGCCGCCGCCGCCGCCCCCGCCAGCGCCACCCGTCAGCCAGGCCAACCCTGCGCCCTGCCCAGCGCCGAGCAGGGCACCGTTCACGGCCACCCATGGGTTCCGCCACCCGCCCGCCGTCGCCGGCGGGATCGTCGGGGAGCCGCCGGCTCCGCCGCCCCCACCGCCCCCGGCTCCACCCACTCCGCCAGCTCCGCCGATGGACATCGCAATCCCGCTGCCCGGCGATCCGGCCCCGGGATTGCCGGCTCCGCCGATTGCGGAGCCCTCGATCGATCCGGACACCACGTTCAGGCCGGCGTTTGCCCCCGTGCCCGCACCTCCGCGCGCGGCCAGCGTGCCACTGATCGTGCACGTATCACGGACGAATATCCTCCAGGCGTTGCCCGGCACGACGTCGGCCGAGCGCACCGTGACGCCGGCGCTCACGGTCATGGCAGCGCAGTAGAGATCCCGCACCAGCCGGTACACGTTTCCTCCGAGGTTGATGGTGCCGGGCACGTTCGCGACTCCGTCGAACGCGCACACCCCGTCCGATCCGTCCCCGAAGAACCCGGTGCCAATACTCGCCGCCCCGCCGAGGCCGACGTCGGATCCGTCGGTTTTTCTCCAATATGGAAGTCCGTCGGCGCTCTTCCCCCAGAATCCAGCCTGGCCGGCGGGGATCGGCGAGGCCGCGTCGAGCTTGATCTGTACGGCGTGCGCGCGGTAGGGCACCGCGGCTGCGTCCGAGGCGAGCAGGGAGAGGAGGAGCGGTGCGAGAGGGGATCGGCACATGGATGACCTCACAGGTAGGCCCACCAAGAGACCTCCCCCGAGAAGGGGTGGGAGGCCCGGATGGTGAAGCCGGTGGTGGCCTTGCCGGTCACGTCGAGCGACACGGCACCGCCTCCGTCGGTGACTACGGCGGAGCCGACGCCGAGACGATAGGCGGTGGCCGCGAAGGCCACGGGGAAGGTGACCGCGACGGTGTCCTGATTCGTGAAGATCGCGATCCCGTCGTGAGCGATTCGGCCGAACGGCGGGCCGGTGGGCAGACCGATCGAGGGGTACTGACTCGCCCATGCCTTGCACCTGTCGACCCGCAGGCCGGTGCCGGCTCCATCGGCCGCGAGCTCGATCCCCGTGATCAGCGCGGAGGCGTGTGCGACGGAGTGCCGCTGGACGCCGTCGATCACGAACCTCACGCTCCCGGCCTCGCGCCAGATCTCAAAGAGATGATAAGCAGTGTCCCAGGCCACGCCGAGGTCGGTAATCACGCCGCCCACGTTGCCCCGCCAGTTTGCGGCCGTCTGAACGGCGTCAAAATTGAGGGAGCCAGCCGAGAGGCCGATGCGCGCGGCGCCGCCGACAGGCAGCCCCGAGATGCGCGCGCGCGCGGTGAAGCGCAAGTCGCGCACGCCGAAATCGAGGGAGCGGGTGGAGACGACCGCGTTGGGCCCGACCAGCTGAAGACTGCCCATGGCGCCGGCGCCGTCGTCGGCGGTGGTGGTCGCGCCGCCGATTGTGGCCCATTTGGCGGCGTCGACGCTGCCGCCGACGAACTCGTCGTCGACCAAGAAGTCGCCACCGCGCACGGCGAGCCAGGCGAGGATCTGCTGCCGCTGGAGCTCGTTCAGCACCGCGGCGGAGATCTCCGTGTTTCTCGCGACGTGAACGAGCGCGTAGGTATCGGGGAAGGGCATCTACGCTCCTATGGGATCGCGATCACACAGCGAATAGGGATCGTCGCAGCGTGCGGGGGTACGCTCTCCGGCGAACGCGCGCCGGTGAGCGGGCCCGGACAGATCGATCAGGCGCTGTGCGCTCGGCACGTCGGGCGATGTGCCCGACAGCTCCGGCGGGCGCGTGACGAACCACTTGAAGATCTCGAGCGCGACGACGTCGTCGGACACCCGCAGGGTCCAGCGATTGAGCGTGGCACCGGCCGTCGCGGCGATCACATTCAGCGTCCACGCCCCGGCGGAGGGCTTCCCCTGGAACGGGTGTGGCGCGGAAATAAGCACCGCCAGCGACCCAAACTGCGCCCCGGTGTCCACGTTCGGCGCGAACGTCCACACCGTGCCGTCGGGGTGCCTGAGCGACGCGGTGACGTCCTTTGATAGGACGTTGCCGAGCGTGAGCTCCACGCGGACCCCCGTCCAGTCGATCCTGCCCGGCCAGGGGGCGCCGAGGAGGCGCGAGATGCCGGATCCACCCTGCGGGATGGGCAGGGTGGGCGGCAGATCGGTGAGCGTGAGGGTGGCCTGGATCTCGGCCCATACCCCCTCCCGGAACTGCACCTCGACCGGGGTGATGCCGAGGGTCGGAGCGAGGAGCTGGGCGAGGCGAGCGAGCGTGTAGCCACCAGGGCGGCGGAGCGTGGACACGACCCGCCCACGCCGCATGGCGAGATCGTCCAGAGGACGCCGAGGCAGCCGCAGTGCCTCCTCCCAGCGCCCCAATATCTCGCCCGACGCCTCGCTCGGGAGGTAGCCGCCGAGCAGCGTCTCGATGTGATCGGCGATCGAGGCGAGTGGGACGGCGACGACGTGGAGCTCCCTCTGGACGTCCGAGCTGGGGTCGCGCGAGTACAGAGCCGGCGGTTGCAGGCGGCGGAGTGCCTCGAGAACCCGATCGTGAGAGAGGGGGAGGGGCATCAGATTTTCCGGTGCACCATAATCTTGCCGGCAACGATCATTGGGATCGTGGCGCTGAGGGTATCAACCGGGGTCACCTCGTTCACCGGCGTCACGAGCGCAACATCGCGCACGCCGTCGACGCACCCGGCGATCGCCGTGAGCTTGCTCCGATAGAGTACATCCTCCCAATCCCCGTAGGGCCAGTATTGCCGGGCCGGCCCCATCTTATCGAAGTGGGCCAGGATGGCCGCGCGCACGGGCCCGACCAGGTCGCCCGAGGCGCGTACCTTGTCGTTGACCATGGGGGTCAGTGTGAACCACGGATCCACGGTGAGATCGTCCCCCGTGATAGCACTGATCCTGGCCTCCAGGCCGTTGACGGTAATCCGCGTGCCGACCTTCCTTGCCGCCGCGGGGAGCGTTGGCACCGTGATGGTCTTTGCCCCGGCGTTGAGCGCGCCGATCGCGTACCCCACGCCGTCGTCGTGGAAATCCCACCTGAACCTTGTTTCATTGACGGCGACGCTGATCGTCACGTCCGTCACCCAAAAACTGGGCTGGACGATCTGGAAATCCTTCATGTCGCCCGGGCGGCGGGCTTCGATGTGGTTGAACACCTCCGTCGTGTCCGCGAGCGCGACCTTCCCCTTGCCGAGCACCATCACATCGACCGTGCCGAGCTGGCGCCGGCGAGGAAATGGATAGGCGTAGTAGACGCCGGGGACGGCCTTGGCCCAGTACACGTAGTCCTTGGGCGCTCCGCCCTCTGGCGGGTCGCGGATGGTCTCGAGGTAGCGTTCCTTGTAGAAAGCCTCCTCCTCGTAATCCTCGCCCCCTACCAGATCCTTGACCAGGGTCGCCGTGGCGTTGAGCCCCGGCGGCGTCGCCGAGAAGGTGAGCACCTCCCCGGAGAGCCTGTTCCCGATCGCGCCCTTGGCGATCGCGACCACGTCGACGTCGGCGGAGCCGCCGGCGGTGATCACCGCACCGACGGATGCGATCTTGAACGGCGTTCCATCGCCCGTGGTGAGCTCGGCGTTTTGCGGCACCGCTGCCCCGGCGGTGCCCGTGACCCGGAGGGAGGCCGCGGCCTGGGCCGGTGCGGGCCCCTTGCGTTCGACGCCGTACAGATTCCCCCACCTGGCGACGTGCTCACCGGTCGCGGTGTCGGGGAAGAGCTGCAGGTAGAGGTAGTGGAGCTTCGCCAGGATCGACCACCCGAGGGCGGAGACGACACGGGACAGGCGGTGGAGGTCGCCGCCGCGCGCGAGATTTTTCGCGGGGAACTTGATCTTCGCCTCGTCCATGAAGAGGCGATGCAGATCTTCTCGGGTGGGCAGGGTGAGCATCAGCTTCCTCCTCCGACGTCTACGAAAAACGGGCCGGCCTGGAGCGGGAGCGGGCGGCCCGGGGCGTGGGCGATCACGGAGAAGACGGCCCGGCCACGGCCGATGCTCTCTACGACCGTCTCCACCCTGGCGAGGGTTCCGTCGTCGAGGAGCCAGCGGAGCGCCTCCTCGATCCGCGCCCCGATCTCGCGCCGGGTCTCGGCCGTGTCGCCGAGGCGGGCGAGATCGCCGAGGCGATGCCCGATCCCCGGATCGCCTTCCCACTGACCAAGCGGAACCGTGCACGAGAGGGCGATCCGGTTGAGGGCGGGATCATCCTCGCGCCAGGCGCCGCCGGGCGCGGGGATGTAATCGCCGGTCACTGGGTTCACGTAGCGGTCGAGCATCACGCCTCCACCTGGGGATCGCCGGCGGTCACGGTGCCGGTGAGCTGGATCGCCGCGGCGTTGAACACCGCCCCCGTCGCACCGACGAGCACGGTGCCGGGTGGGATGGTGACCGCCACGGGATCCGTTCGCCGCGCGACCTCGAGGCCGCCGCCGGCGAGCTTGACCTTGGCGCCCGGCTTCGGCGTGACGTCGATCTGCCCCGTCGCGCGATCGATCTTGATCGTCGCGCCACCGGAGTTGATCTCGATCCCCCCGCGCCTGACGAAGATCTCCTGGACCTGGTCGTCGAAGATGCGGAGCTCGCCCTTTTGGAGGGCTACCTCGTGCGAGCGCACGCGGTAGCCGAGCAGGAGGCTCGTTGCCCCGCGGCCGTCGACCTTGAGCGCCACTCCCTCGGCTCCATCCGGGGGTGACGACTGGAATCCATATGGCAGCACGACCTCCATATCGATCTCGTGATCATCTACTCCCTTTGCGCTCGCGCGCGCGGTGCCGAAGGCGATCTGTCGCACGGCCTCTACGCCGATCCGGAAGCGCACAATGGCGAGCGCGATGCGTCTGTCAATGATGGCGATGAGATCACTCACGTGAGCCACAGCCCCCGTGGATGGAGCCCGAGCTGGGTGCGCGCGGCGGCGCGCGAGACGGTGAAGCGGCGGCTGGCCACGTAGTAGTAGCCGTCGATCCCGGCCTGGGGGATCCGCATCTCCGCGATCGTGTCGGTCGCGTAGAGCCGCCCGTCCTGGCGGAATCCTGGGACGGTGACGCGGATCGAGACGCCGAGCATCTTGCGCCTCCCCATCTCGAGCTCGGCGCGGCGAGCCGCCTCGGCGCGCGTCTGCACGTCGCCGTCCGTGAGGATGAGCTTCCGCTCGATCCCTCGCCGCACGAGATCGTCGTCGACCGTGCTGGCTCGGAACGAGCCCCCGGTGGCGCTCGACGCGCCGAAGATCGACGAGCGGCCCGATGCCCCCTGGCCGGCCACGACGATCTCGGAATAGCGATCGGACAGCGACCGCGAGACGGACCAATCGAGAAGATTGTTCTGGCGCCGGCGCGCGTCGCCAAGGGGGAAGGAGAAGAAGCGGTAGGCGGGCTCTTGGTCGTAGGTGGGCCGGCCGAGGAAGAGATCTCCCTCGGCGGTGATCCACCACGTGACCCCGAGGCGGCGCGTGTGCTGATCGAGAACCTGGGCGATGCGCTGCCCGGGATCCACTTTGATGGCGCGCGGCGAGACGGGGGGCAGTCCCGGCGGCCGCCGAGCGCGGCCGGCTGAGGTCGCGCGATCCTTCTTGCCCAGGAGGAGCTTTCGGTTTGCATCGTTGTCGTCGACCACCGCGCGGATCCCGAACGATGGCCGAAGCAGCTTCTCGGCGAGGGTCTTGAGCGTGTACGCCGCCGCCCTGATCGCGGCGGCCTCAGAGTCGACGAGCCAAGCGCCCTTGTCCCGCCCGGAGAGCGACATCATCTCGGCCGCGCGGCTGCCCTGGATCGACACGTCGTCGATCACGCCCGCCATCACGCGGTCTTCTCCGATGTAGATGTCGGCGTTCATCCCCTCGCGGAACGCACTCACTAGATCCATGCCCGGATTTTTCGCGCGCACATGCCATGCGTCGGCGGGCGTGAATATGTCCGAGTCCACGTCGGCCTCGCACCAGTCATGGTAGGCCGCGCCGCCTACGACGAGCTGTACCTGATCGGGGCTACGACGCATAGACTCGGAGCCTCGTGCCCCGAGGGATGCGGAGCGGATCGGCGATGGGGTTGAGCGCGATCACTTCGGCCGCGCGCGCACTCGATCCGTACCGAGCGTGCGCCCAGACGAGGAGCGGCACGTCGGCCAACACCTCGACCTCAACCAATGGTGGACGCGCTTGGATCAGCGCCGCGCCGTACCGCGCGAGCGACGCCGCAAGCGCGGTGAGGGCCACGCCGAGCTCGTACTCCGCCGGCGCGGCGTAGTTCGCGACGGCGCGCGCGGCCTCATCGATCCGCACGAGCGCGCCGTTGACGGCGGCCTGGATCTCGGGAGCGGACATGTCCGCCGCGCCCACCTCGAGGCGATCCACGGCCGCGGAGGAGGCTATGGCAGCCGTGGCGGCCAGGGCCGGCGCGGCCGCGAGCGCCGGCGTAGACGGCGCGGAGAGCGAGTCGAGATAGGCCTGTAGCTTCCGCGCCGTAGTGGCCGTCGTGTCGGAGGCCGCACGGATCGCGTTCGCGAGCGCGGGCTCGGACTCCGTAGACACGAACGGGCCGAGCGCATCTTCGGTGTGCTCGACGAAGGTGAGGTCGAGCGACGCCGCGTCGAGCGCATCTTCGGGATCGTGCACCTCCACCGCGCGCTCGCAGGCCGCCCGCATCCGGCCATGTATCGGATGCACCAGCTCCCCGATCCCCCCGCCGTCGATCTTGGCGAGCAGGCGGTCGAGCGCGTCGGGGTAGTCCTCGCCGAAGAAGACCGCGCGGAGCTGCACGGTGAGACCCTGCCGGCCGCGGTCTTCGAGATCGCGGCCGTCGCGGCCAGGATACTCGCGCTTGTCGATCTCGCGGCCGTGCTCGGCCGAGATCGAGAGCGCCGCAAACTCGACGCCCATCCACGAGCAGGGCCGAGCGATCTCTTCCCAGGTCGCGGGCATCACTGGACCCCGGCCGTGCGGTGGACCATGACGCGCGGGGAGCGGGTCGAGAAGTCCAGCCCCTCGACCGTGGCCGTGCCGTCGGCGTTGACGTTCACGGTGAGGTTGAGCTGGGGCTTCGACCAGTAGGCTGGCTGTCCGACGGACGTCGTCGTGGAGGTACCTGCGGCCAGGTCGCCGTGCTCCACGATCTGGCGGAGGAAGTCCGATCGCCGCCGCCCTCGCAGCCGCCGGAACTCGGGAAACTCCTCCCCGATCGTGCGCAGGACATCGCCCCCGCCCTCGACTTCCTTCCCCAGCGCCTCGTCGGAGAGGCCGATGTCCATCCCGGTGGCGAGGGCGCGGAGCACGAACTGCTGTTTGCGGAACTGCGCGAGCTTCGGCCCTCCTCCTGCGCGCGCAGCTTCGGCGATCGTGACCGGTTCGCTCCGTCCCTGCCCGCCGCGCTCGCTCGCCGGCGCCGGCCGGCGGATGGCTTGCTCAATCCCGATCAGGGCAGCGTGCTCCTGGCGCCAGCGTGCGCCCATCGTGTCGCGATCCTCCCCGATCTCGCTCAGCACCTTGGCGGCCGCCGCGAGGGTCGCGCCGGCGACGACGAGCGGTGCGAGCAGGGGGGCGAGCCCGCCGAGGAGCGACGCCCCCGCGCCGCCACCACCGGGGGCGAGCCCGCCGAGGAGCGACGCCCCCGCGCCGCCACCACCGGGGGCGAGCCCGCCCGGCCAGTTGGTGACGAACACCGGCATGCCGCCGGCACCGACCGCTCCAGCGGCGTCGGCCCCCGTCGCCGCCATGCCAGGCGCGCTACCGCCCCTTCGCCCGAACAGCCGGCTCCATGCCGCGGAGATTCCGCGCCCGGCGAGCCGCCTGCCTATCCACGCCCCGCCCGCGAGGCCGGCCGCGAGGGGATGATTCAAGCCAAATTCAACTGCCCCTGGAATGAGCTTTGAATACTCGCTCGCGCCGTCGAGCGAATCGCCCACCCCGGAATCCAACGCGGCCTGGGTCTCGATCTGGGCAGCCTGGAACCGCCCGAGCGCCGTCGAGGTCGAGGTCGCAAATTTCTGATCGATCAAACCCGGAGTGCTCTCCACGTCGCGGAACGACTCGTAGGTGCCAAAGCCTCCCGTCCGTCGAAACTCCGCGGCGAGCACGCCGACGCCGCGCATGGCCTCGTCGCCGAAGATGCGGCGCAGCCCCTGCTCGCGCCCTCTCGTCTTGCGGATGATCTCGAGCAGCACCTCCGCGCGATCGCGCGGCAGCCCCTCACCGTCGAACACCTCGACGCCGCCGCCTCGCAGATCCTCGGCGCGCAGGGCGAGGTCGCGGAACGTCGCCTCGACGGCGGTCGATGTGCGCTCGACGTTGCCCGTCCCCCGCTGGAAGACTTGCGCGAGGGCGCCGCCGGCGCGCAGGCCGCGCTCGCCGGTGAGGCCCGCGCCCTGGAACGCGGCGAGGAGACGAGGCCCCTGGCTCGCGAGATCCTTCAGCTCGACCGATCCCGCGTCGGCCTGCCGGGCCAGGATCCCGAAGGCACGGGTCTGATCCGTGATCCCCAGCTTCTCGAGGTCGGCGCCGATCGCGGCGACCTCGCGCACGTCGGCGCGCGTCGCCCGCGCGGTCTTGCCGTAGAGCTCGAGGTGCCGCCGGCCCGCCTCGAGGTCGCCGGTCCTGGCCACGAACTCCTGCAACCCCGCCGCGAGGTCACGCCCGAACTGTTGCGACGATACGGACGTAGCGACGATCTCGCGCCTGAGCTCCGCGATCTCGCCGGCGCCGATCCCGGCCGAGGCGCCGATCCCGGCCACGGCGTCTCGGAGCTCGAGCACGTCACGCGCCCCCCTGGCGAGGCCGAGGTCGGCGCCGATCCCGGTGAGCGCGCCGAGTGCACGGGTGACCTGGCCGGCGAGGCCGGCGATATCCTGACCGGCCGCGTGGATCTCGCTCTTCACCGTCCCGGCGAACCGTTTCGCCCCGCTCGCGCCCTCGCGGAAGAACGACTGGAGTGCGTCACGTCCATCCAGGGTGACGCGGAATCGAGTGAGTAGATCGGCGGCCATTACTCTTCTCGGCGTTTTGATCGACGCTTCCTCCGGCGCGCGACGTAGGTGATCGCGCTGCGCCGCCGATCCTCGGCGTCTACCCGATCCTCGGCCGCGATCTGTACGTCACTCGCGTGCATCGCGATCAGGAGGAGGAGCTGGCCACGATCGAGGTCGATGACTGGTCGGCCAAAATAACAATGGCCCTTCTCAGCCAGTCGATAGGCCAGTCTTCCAACCGAATTTCGGGGGAATTTTTTTTTACCCCCTCCACCAGGCGCTCGATCTCGGCCCTGGAGATGGGGGGCGGTGCGACGCTCGCCTGGAGCGCGGCCCACTCCTGGTAGAGCGGGGCGATGGTCTCCGGGGGGAGTTGTGCGATGGAAGCGGCGCTGTCGGCGAACCGCTCGCCACCGACCGAGACCAGCCCGCGGAAGAGCTGCTCGATGCGCTCGCGCGCGATGAAGGCATAGTCGGTCGGGGAGACCTTTTTGCCCAGATGTGCCTGGGCGGCCAGGTAGGCCGCCTCCTGCTCGAGCGCGGAGAGGGCGCGCAGCTCGATCTCGGGCGGCTCGCCACCTCCCGTCCACCCGGGCCAGGGCACACGGCGACGGCGGTCGCGCTGAGCGCAGATGAGGCGATCGACGTAGGTGGCCATCGGTCAGCTCTTCAGGCGCTCGAGCGCCAACATCTTCACGGTGCCGCCGCTGTCACCGTCCGTGGCGTCGTCGTCGACGTCGGTCACGGTCACGCCCTTGAACGTGATCGGCTTGCCCGTGTTCTTCTTGATCACGATCGTGAACTCCTCCCCTGCCTCCTGGAGGGCGTGCCAATCGGGATAGGCGGGGTTGGAATCGTCGACGTCTTCGACCTGTGCCGTGAGCTCGTAGAGCACAGCGCCGCGCTTGAATCCGCGGGCCCGTTTGCTGCGCGAGAGCGTGACCACCGCCTTGGTCGCGCGCGTCGACCGCACCGTGATCTTGTTGATCACGTCGTCGATGTCCCGCCCCCCGATCTGGACTTGGATCGTGTCTACGTACTTGGGCATTGGCCGTCTCCGATCCGATCAGTTCACCGCCGGCAGCGCGTAAACGATCGTGCCGAAGGCGGAGTGGAGGCCCGAGACCACGGGCGCCGGCGCCGTGAAATCCGCCCGCCCGGGCACGTAGTTGACGACGAAGGCATCCTTGGACGCCTCGACCAGCTGGAGGATCCCTGCCCGCTCGAGGTCGCGCGCCACGTCGAGGATGTCGAGCCGCACCTTGGCCGGCGTCGCGACGTCGGCGGGCAGGAGCGAATTCGGATCGTCCTGCGCCCACAGCGCCGCCGGGTACTTCTTTTTGAACATCGCCGCCACGTCGTCGCGAAAACGATCGAACGCACGGATCGGTCCGATGTCGAGCAGCGTGAGGTCGGTCTGGCCGAGGGCGTTCTTCGTGCGCGTCGACACCGCGCGCAGGACGCCGACCAGGTCGCCAGGCTGTACGACCAGGGGAGTGACACCGCTCTCGATGAGGGTGCGCATCTCGCTGCCGATCCACCGCTTCTCCGTCGGAGGGGGGAGGATCCCGGCGAGCACGCGCGTGTTCAGGGGGCGGGCCGGGTTCCTCTCCTTCGACGCCTCGCCCACATAGGCTGCCGCCACCTCCGCGTGCATCGACTCGGATCCGTTCATCGCGACGATCTGGTTTCGTTCCTGGTTGAGCGCAGCCGCGAGCGTGGTCGCGGCCGACAGCGTCCCGACGATCGCCTGGACTCCCATCTGCCCCTTCCCGCCGTTCGCGTCGCCCTGGGCCTTGACGTGATCCCGCAGCGCCGCTCCGCTCGTGGCGTCGTCGAGTCCGATCGCGATCCAGTGGTAGCGACTGGTCGCGGCCACCGCGAGGGCAGCGACGAGCGCCGGTGCCGTCGTGCCACCCGCGAGCGTGCCCGCTCCCCCGACGGCCATCGTGGTGCCGATACCGGCGGTGATCATACCGCGGATGGCGATCTGATTCCCGTGGGTGCCGCCGTTCCTCGCCTGCGCCGTGACGACGCCAGCGACGTTGGTGACCGCGGCCGGCAGGTGGGGCACCGCCGCCGCGGCGGCGACAAGCCCAGCCGCGATGGTGGTCGGCGTGTCGTTCTTCAGGATCCGGACGCGGATCGTGACGCCCTTCAGCGCCAACTCGGCCGCGCCATCTCCGGTCGCGTTGTTGGCGAACGTGACCGTCTGCGTCGCCTTCACGGCCGCACCGTCGTCGTCGACGGCCAGGCCCTTGAGCCGCACTTGGGGGTTGGCCCTGAACGCTGCCCGGCACATCGCGTCCATGATCGAGCCCGGGCCCCAGAAGGCGCCACCATCGCCCTCCCGCAGGAGGGCGTGCACCTGATGCACGGGCTTCAGGCTGCCGGGAGTGCGCTGCCCGATGATCAGTACCTCCTGGGGCAGGGGCAGGTCGTCCTTGACCCCGGACGTGTCGAACCCTATCCCGACGCGCGGCGTGAGATCGGTGAGGTCGATTTCGGCGGGAAGCGGGATCTGGGGCATCACTGCTCCTTTTTGGTCGGCGCCGGCGCCGGCGCGACCACGCGCAACTCGCCGTCGAGGATGCGGCGCACGTAGTAGTGCGACTCCGGAATCTGCACCGGATCGGTGGCTATCAGGCGCGTGGGATCGTCCTCGCGCGGGACGGGGTTCGTGACGGCGACGACGCGGATCTCCCTCATCGGAGCACCTTCAGATCGCCGATCGGCCTCGGCGGCTGGTCGATGGTCTGGACGGTCCCGCGGAGCTCGTCGAGCATGCCCGCGCCGGCGGGCGCCGCGGTCCAGTCGAGGATGTATTGAGTCGTGAGCCTCACGGCGTAGGCGAAGAGCTGCGGTCGCTCCACGACGAACAGGATGCGGTCGTATTGGAGCGGCTCCATTTCGAGGTCCGCCCACCGCCGGCCGACGAGCAGGCGGCGCGCGTCGCGGAGCATCGCGAACAGCCGCGCGCGATCGTCGCGACTGCGGCGCGAGTCGACGGCGCAGATCACGGCGAAGCGCCCCGTCGCGCGCTGCGTGCGCCGGCCGACCGTGCCGGTCGCACCCGTCTCGCCCGCGAAGTTGACCAGCATGGCCGGGCAGTTGACATATTCTCGCCCCGAGCGCCGCGCCTCCTCTTCGTCGAGCTCGAACTCGCCGAGGTAGCGATCGAGGTGCCGCAAGTACGCACTCGGGGAGGCGGCCCCGCCCTGGGGAATCTTGAGCGGCCCGAGCGCGAGCAGCATCTTGTCGAGGATCTGCTCCCACGTCGGCGTCATAGGAGTCCTCGCAGAAACTCGACGTAGTGACGCTTCGCCGATTCCATGACGGCCGGCGAGAAGTTGAACGGGTTTCGAGCTGGAGTTTTCGGGCCGGGCCCGTCCCAACCGAAGAAGAGCCGGGCGGCCTGCACGAGGTTGGTCCCCACGTCCACGTAGGCGGCGCCGGCGTGGTGGGTCATGGATCGGAGCAGCCGCCCGCTCCACACGAGCGGCTTCGCTCCCTCGATCGCCCGCTGCGCCTCGGCCGTGAGCTGCCTCCCTCGGCCGCCGACCCCGCCCTTGAGGATCTTCCTCATGCCGCCCCGCCCCCGAGCGCGCGCAAGCAGCGCGACCTCGGACAGGTCTGGCCAGGAGCCCGGTGGATAGCCCTCGTTGCGGAAGTTTTCCCCGACCTCGCCGAGCAGTAATTCGCCGATCGCGCGGTGCGCCGGCCGAAAGTCCCGCACGCGCTCGGCGGCGCGGCGAAGAGGATCCTCCCAGCCGGACATGTCCACGTCCATGCGCATCGCGACGCTCATCCGAGCCCATCCCGCACCCGGCCAAAGAGGCGCGGGGTCTCGTCGACGGCGCCCCCCGTGACCGTGGGCGGCGTGATCGCATTGCGCAGCGGAGCTCCCGGGATGTCCAGCTTCCGCTCGCGCACCTGCGCGAGCTGGTCGCGCGCGATCTTCTCCTCCTCCTGGATCGCCTCCGGCACCGCCACGGTCTCCCGATTGCGATAGAGCCAGGCGCGGGCGAGCGCCACGTTCCAGACCCGCACGATCTCGGCGGCCGGAAGCGAAATCGGAGTCTGGTACCGATTGAAGGCGGCCAGGTCGATCTGGGCAGCCCCGTACTCGAGCGCCGCGCCGACGACCGCGGCGTCGACCACGCCCTGCGTCGCCGGGGAGTCGGTGAGCTCGGCGAGGCGCGCGAGCGAAAACCGCAGATCGGCCTGGACGATGTAGGCCACGCGCTACTCCTTCTCCTCCACCGCCCAGGGCATCGTGGCGGCGAGCTCCGCGGTGATCTCGATCTCGTCGCCGGGCTTCAGCACCTTCTCCATGATCTGCCGGGATTGCGGATCTTTCTTCGCGATCCGGATCGGCGTCTTCACGACGAATTTCGGCATGGCTTTCTCCCTAATCAATCAGGCAACTGCGTTCTTGACCAAGAAGCCGTAGTCTGCCGCCGCCACGAGCACGTCGTACCAGGTCTCAGCCTTGATCATCTGCGTGCCCCCGCCGGTTCCCACTCCCGGTTCGGTCCACTCGTAGACGGTGAAGGGGAGCGGCGCCTGTCCCTGGACGTCCCTGGGCACGATGCCCTGGAGCCGCGGGAGGTAGCCGAGCGTCGGGGAGCGCATCGTCGACGAGGGCGGCGAGGGATCGATGTACGCCAGGATCGCATCCTTGCCCCAGATGTACGCGAGGCTCTGGGCCTGCCCCTCCGCCGCCGTATCCTCCTGGGCCTCGCCGACCAGGATTCGATCGACGCCGAAGTACCTGGCGAGGACCGGCTGCACGTCGATCCCGGAAACGAACTTCGCCGCCTCCAGGATCTTCGGATGGGTGAGCAGGACGTCGAAGACCGGCCGGCCGACCACGAGCGTGTTCGGCGCCCGCGCGATGGTCGCGCCCTTCCCGAGGAGGTACTTCTTCGGGTCGCTCGTCGCGTCGGACCACTGCGCCGCGCCGGCGAGCGTCTCATTCAGGGTCATGACCGCGGTGGCGCGGAGCTGCGCGGCCACGCGCTTCTCGGCCTGCACGTAGAGGCCGTTCACGCACGCCCAGGTCTTCTCTCCGCGCAGGAGCGCCAGGCCGCGGGACAGATCCCCCGCACCGGCCTGCCTCGCCTCGGTGGGATCGATCTTCGCCCCGAGCGCCCGCGGTTTGAGCCGGGCCGTCACCTTGGTGACCTTGGTGTCGATCATATTGACCGACCCGTCCTGGCCGTAGGTGTCGTTCTGCGGCTTGAAGATGACCGACTTGTCCCAGACCGGGTACTCGAAGAACTCCGGCACCTCGGGCGAGTGGAAGATCTTGGTGGCGAGGTAGGCCCGCGGCTCGATCCTGACCGCGAGATCGGTGAGGATCTGGCTGGGCTGCAGCGTCGAAGCGTCCATGTGTTTTCGTCCTTTTTCAGCCTTGCATGGTCTCGGGGATCACGAGCACGGGGATCACATCCCCATCGGCCGAAGCGGCACGCAACGCGCGGCAGACGACGTGGGCGTTCGCCCCCGCGGCCGGCGCGGCCTGCGCGATCTTCCCGGTGTTGCCGGCGATGTTGCACTTCTTGCCGAGTCCGATCGCGCCGCCGGCGCGCGCCTTGGCGACGCCGGCCGCCATGTGGAGCGGGCCCTGCGACCCTGCCGCCTGGTCGTAGACGGAGAAGCCGGCGAAGTCGTCGGCGTTGGCGGCGGCGGGGAGCGTCACCCTGTCCTCGGCGCCGCCCCACACGCAGGCCGCGTGGGCCGACACGGCCGCCTCGAAGGTCACGGTTTTGATGAGCGCGTCTTTGGTGTCCCATCCGGGCATGGCTGCTACCCCTCCTGGGTAAAGAGATCGGGGCGCTCACCGGCGCACGCCATATACGCCTCCTGGTAGCCGACCCCGGGGTGTTCCTGCCGGTACTGCGCGATCGCCGCGCTCGCCGCGCTCGTGCCGCGGGCCGGCACCGACAGGGTCGGCGGCGGCCGGACCGCCGGGTGCGGCGATCGCGCGGCCACGATCTGATCGAAGAGTGTGCGATGGGATTTCGCCAGCTCGATCATCGCCGGCCGCTCGGCCGGCGTGATCCGGAAGTCGGCGATGGCCACGTCCACGTCGTGTTTGATCTTCTCCACCTCGAGCTCGGCGATTCGCGCCGCGAGCTCCGTCGCCCGAGTCGAGAGACCCAGGATCGCCCCGTCGAGCGTGTCCGACCGGGCCGCGCCGGACAGCCCGAGCGCGGCGATGGTCTCGGGCGACAGCCCGAGCGCGGTGAGGGTCACGAGTTGCGGATCCGTCATGTGTTCCTCCGACCCCCGCAGGGGGGCGCTGTTGGTGATGGGCCGCATCCCCTGGATGAACGGCCGCTTGACGATCGAGACGTGATCCAGCACCGCCCCGATCAATTCGAGATCGGTGCGCGCGCGGGCGCCGAGGATCGCCCCGCCGGAGACGTACCGGAACCGCTTCTCCCGCACGTCTTCCTCTCCCTCCCTGGTCCACTCGATCGTGGCGTACAGCGCCGCGAGCTCCGAGTTCCCGGGGGCCTCGCCCACCCGCAGTGTCTTGACCCAGCCGCGCGCGCCCGCTACCGCACCCAAATACATGCACTCATGCTCGCGATCCACCGGTGGATCGTCCTTGAGCAGGAGCTTGTTCGCCGCCATTTCGACGAAGTGCCCCCTGGTGAGCCGCAGGCCGGCGCCATCGCCATAGGCGAGCCACTGCCCCTCGACGTACACCTGCACCTCGCGCGGCACGTCGCCCCCCTCCCCGGCCGCGAGCAGGATCGGGTCGCCTTCGGCGCAGTAGATGCGCCGCATCAGGACGCCCCCGGCCATTTGGCCCAGGGGCGCCGATCGGACCCCGGGCGGCAGTAGACCACTCCCCCATGGAAGGAAGTGCAGGGAAGTGGAGAGGAAGTGGCTTGGGCGCGATGTGGGGCGGAATCAGGGATCCCGTCCATGGCGCAAATTCCGCCCAAGGCCCCCTTGACACCTTTTTTGGGGGGTGCGATGCTGCTGTCGTCATGATCGCCCAATACGAGTGCATCGCGTGCGGGGGCGTGGTTGAGATCGATACGGCTCGGCTCGGGCCGTGGGCCGCACTCGGACTCGCCGCCCCCGTCGATGTCATCTGCTTTGATTGCGGCGATCCCCAGCGCGACGGGCCGATCGCCTGGGCCCTGTACCGGGGAGAGGAATTCCGGGCGTACCAGGGCGGCTTCGCCCGCTCGCGGAACCCCCACCCCCGCGTCGCCGGGATGTACCATCGCGACGAGAAGCAGCGCGGTGCCGAGCAGGCCGCATAACGTCTCCATCTACAGGTACTCCCAGAGGCGACGGTTGACCAGGATCGTCTCCGCCCGATCGAACCCCTTCATCGCCTGGCGCGAGAGCGTCACCTCATCTCCTCCTCCTGGGCCGCGTCGCACGTTCCGCGTGCCCCTGCGCCACTGCTCATCGTCCCCGGGCAAATCCACTCCGCGTCCCGCCGTGACGCGCACGTCCTGCACGTCCCAGGCCCCCCTCACCGGGCTCCGTCCCGGGTAGATCCGCCGGCCCTCTCCATCTACCGGATCCTCGCCGTTCCCGGCGAGGAATCCGAGCAGCGTCTGGATCTCCGCTGGCCGTGCGCGCAGCCGTAGCACGAGCTCCGTGCTGCGCGCCGCGGTCTGCCCCGCCGGCACGCCGAGCCGCCGCGCCAGGTCGTCGTCGAACACGACCTCGGGATTTCGCCACCGCTCCGGATCCCAGCTCGCGAGGTACGACGCTCGCACCTTGACCTCGATCCGATCCCGATCCCGCAGATCCCACAAGCCACGCTCCTGCACGAGCCGCCAGGCCATCTGCTCGACGGTGCGCATGTCCTGGCTGTACATGGCCCAGTCCACGTGGAGGTGCCCCGCGGGAGGCTCTGCGTCGGCCTCTGGATACACGTTGAACACGAACAGCTCCCGGAGCCGATCCTCCAGCTCGTCTTCGCCCAGCCCCGCGAGCCGATCGACCGCTTGCCGCCGCTCCGGATCGCCTGCGCGATCCAGCCCCGCGGCGGTCGGGAGTAGTGCCCCCCGGCCGTGCACGTCACGCTCGATCGCTCGCAGCACCCGGTCCGCGGTCTCCTGCGTCGCCGGCGACCCCGAGAACCCCGGGTCCGGTCGCACGATCACCGCCTGGCCGTCGACCTCCGCGCGATCCGGCAACCGCTCCTCGATCGCGAGACCGCTCGCCTCGGCCTCCGAGGCCGAGATCGAGCGCACGCCGCACCGGCAGGAGTATCCGTTCGGGGGATACCATTCCTGCCACACCGCATGGTCGGCCGGATAGACCTTGCCGTCCATCGCGCGGTGCGAGAGGCGCACTCGGTTGTCGCCGACGGTGCGGTACTGCCAGTAGGGCCGGGCGCGCAGCACGTCCGGGTGCGTGAGCTGCGCCCACCTGCCGGCCGCGTAGCTCCCGAGCATCGCCTGGTCGTATGCGGTCCGGAGGTGGAACTCCCCCTCCTCCGGCAGCTCCGCCTTGAGCCGCCGGATCGCCTGGCGCTCCGGTATCCCATCGGCCAGCACCTCGCCGAGTAGATCGTGCGCTCGGCGGAGGCGCGCCAGATCGTAGTCACCTGCGATGCGGAAGCCCTTCGACTTGTATCTGTCTTCGAGCTCGCTCCACTCTTTCGACGTCATCGGGGTCTTCCGGCGGAAGAAGTCCACGGCCTGGTCGAACGGCAGCGCCGTCCACTGCGGCTGGAGCGCGAGCTCGGCGGTGTCCCAGGCGCTCGGTGCCTGCATCTGGCCGAGCATGTGCGCCCGGAACATCTGTTCGGTGAGGGCTTCGGCCGCTCGGCCGACGGCGGCCGTCGCGAGCAGCGCGAAGATCGCGTCGCGCAGTCTCATGATCCCTGTCTCCTCGAGCCGTGAAAGCAGTTCATCGTCCAGACCCTCTCGGGCCGCCGCGAGATCCGCGGGCGGCTCCATCAAATCGTTCAGGTCACCCAGGCCACCGCCTGGCTTTTTTTTTGGGCCACGGCGAGATCGATCCCGCTGTGGCAATGCGGGCAGACGCCGTGCGCGGAGAGCCGTGGTGCCATTTCTCCCACCTGGGCCTCTCCTTTTTCGGGCTTGACCAGGTGGAACTCCTGGCGCACCTGCCGGATCGCGATCGGCACCCGCAACGCGCCGCTCACCAGGGCGAGCGTCTCGGCGCGCGTCTTCTCCGCCTGGGCGCGCGCCTGCGCGTCCTCGGGCGGATCCACCAAGAACGCCAGGCCGGGAACCGGAGCACCCGCGCCGAAGTGATGCTCCGTCCACGGCGCGATCAGCTGGGTCCGCAGGGTCTCGGCGTAGCGCGTCGCGCGCGCCCTGACGATCAGGAGCGCCTCGTCCGCGTGCACCCGCGCCGCCGCGAGGCTCCCCTTGTCCCCGATCTGGGCGGTCAGCGTCTGCCCGTTGACCGCCTTGCTGATCGCGCCCTCACACCACTCCACGAAGGCGAGGAAGGCATCCCTCACCGTCCCCGCTTTGTCGATGGCGGAGAGAAACTGGATCTTGACCCCGGGCGGCACGAGCGCGCTCGAGTCGACCACCAGCGCCCGGAGCGCCGCCTTGACGCGCTCGATCTCCGGGGAGCCCTCCTGGAGATTGGGCGGCGTCTCGGCGAAGACGTAGGGATGACCGAACCTCTCGAGGAACGAGGACGTGTCCACCACCGCGAAGCCGGCGTATAGCCACGGCCGCAAGATCGATCGGCCGAAGCCGCCGCGGGTGAGCGCCGGCCCCATGTCCCCGGTCGTGTGCAGGATCACGCCCGCGGGCACCGGCTCCCCCGATAGGTGCTCGGCCGTCTCGATCAGCACACGGCCATCGGCGTCGAGGCGAAATAGTCGCGAGTCGATGGCCTGCCAGTCCACCACCCACCACGCGCCGCGCGCGGCTTCCCACCGCGGCCACACGGCCGCGACGCCCCTGAACTCGGCGTCGAGGAGATCCGTGTGCATCTGCGCGAGCCGCGGGATCCTCCCGAGGAACAGCCGTGCCGCTCGCGCGATCTCCGATCCGCGGTCGCTCTCGTCACCTGGCGTGACCGCCAGCTCGGCGCCGGCGATCGCGAACTTCGCTCGCCGGATCTCGCGTGCCACGTGCGGGTGCTTGGCGACGTCATCGTAGAGCTCCATGAGCTCGCGGGTGTAGCCGCGATCGGCGTCGCGCTCGATCCGGCGCAGCTTCTCCGGTGAGATCCCGTCCACCGGATACGAGCGCCAGAGCTTCGGCTGGGCAATCGGCGGGCCCGTGAACGCCTCCTTCGGGGCCGCCGCGAGCGCGGGCGCGAAATTCCTCCGCCAGGAGAACTTCATGCGAGCGCGTCCTCTCGCCGGTGGCGCGCGCGGCCCCAGCTCTGGATTTGTCCCGCGGTCATCGCCCGCGCGTCGCCTGCGGCCAGGAGCGCGAGCCCCAGCGCCCAAAAATAGTCCGCATGGCCGTGCTCCTCGGTCGACGTCGCGTCGTACCGCACATTGCCCGCCGCGGTGGTGAGCTTGTACACGCTGTGCAGCGACTCGCGGATCTCCGGCACCGCCGGAAGTCGCAGGCTGCGGTCCTCGACTCCGCGGAGGATGCGCGTCACCAGATCCTCCTTCACCGACGCCGTGAACGTCACGGCCTCCACCCGGTGCGCGCCGAATCGCTCCACCGCCTCCTCCGCGATCTGTTGGCCGAGGCCGGTGGCGTCGATGCACGCTCGACGGGCGCGCTCGATCGCCGCGAACAGGCAGGCTCGTTGCTCGGCGAATCGCCTCCTGTGCAGCGCCACAACCGCGCGCGCGCGGCGCAGCAATCCGTCCCGCTCGATCAGGGAGATCACCGAGAGGTCGCGCTTCCGCGCGACGTCGAACCCGACGTAGAGATCCCCCCGGAGGGGAGCGAACAGCCGCCGCCATGCCTCGGGTGCGTCGTAGCCCTCCGACGGCACGGGCTCGGACGGCGTCGCGTCGAGCAGCGCGCGCCAGGCCGGCGCTTCAGCCGATACGCGCACGAACGGCGTCGCGAGCGTCTCCGGATCCTCGCAGCCGAGGAGCGCCTCGAGCGCGAGCAGCCTGGACTCCGCATCCTCAAACTGGAGTAGATATTCCGTCGCGAACCGACGCCCTCCACCGACGAGCGCACGCACGTCGGTGAGATCGATCGGGCACCCCTCTGCGATCGCTTGGTGCACGTCGATCCGGTGGACGCTCCACCCCTCGCGTACACCGTTCAGGATCTCGTAGAACGGCCCCCGCCGCTCACCGGCCGTGCCGGCGAGGCGCACCTTGTACCGTCGGCGGCTCGCGATCGGCGCCGCTGCCGTCCAGATCTCCTCCGCGTTCGGCCAGTGGCCACCCTCGTCCCCGATGAGGTTGCCGTGCTTGCCGCGGATCGAGAACGGGTTCGTCGGGAGGCCGACGATCCGTGAGCCGTGCTCGTATCCGACGGAGAGCATGGTGATCTTGCGCTCGCCGCGTTCGTCTCGCACCACGTGATCCTCGTCCAGGATCTCGCACCCGAGTCCGATCGCGCGCGCGTGGATCGCCGCGTAGCGGACCATCTCCCGCGTCTGCACCTCCGCCGCGGCAAAGCAGAACCAGGGGTCCGCGCGGCGCTCCGCGTCGGCCATCTCGCACGCGATCGCCGCCTCGAGCATCAGGGCGTGCGTCTTCCCCGCCGAGCGGGACCAGAGGCCGGCCTTGCGGGGCGACGGATCTTCGATCCACCGGCACTGGTAGCCGTAGAGCGGCGCGAGGGGGTGGGTCATGCCGCGGCCTCTTCCGCGCCTGCCGGCGCGGCGATTCCGTAGAGATCCCGGATCGTCCTCTCCAGATCCTCTCGCGTGCGCTCGCGGCCAGGGCGCAGCGCCTCTTCCGTTTCTTGGCGCACTCGCTCGATCTTCGCCTCGGCCTCCCGGGCCTTGATCTCGATCTCGCGGTTCCTTGCTTCCACCCGCGCCAGATCGACGTCGATCTTCCTGCGATCGACGTCCAGCCGGGCCTCGCCGATCCGGTTCTGGTCGAGGCTCGAGAAGAACCGCGCGAGCGACGCGGGGTCATCTGCGGCGAGGCCGCGCAGCACAGGGAACAGCTCCTCGGCCGCCGTCAACTTCATCGCCTCGCGTAGCGAGGCTGCGTCCAGGTGGCCGAGGTTCTGGAGTCGGTCGACGATCCGCTCCGCAACAGCGTCGGCCTCGCGCGCCGCCTCGCGCGCCGGCAGCCACTTCGCCGCTGCGTACCGCTGCACCGACGAATCACCGATCTTCTCGCCCGTCACCTCGAACACCTTGAACGCGATCGCGTCGTAGGTCGCGCCGGCGCCCAGGCCGTCATCGACGATCCGGCGCGCCTCGGGCGACAGGCGTTCCGTCTTGTGGTGCCGGCGGCGGCGCGTCATCCGAACACCCCCAGGTCCACACCCGGATCCTGCACGGTGCCGTCGACCACGTCGGTTCCGGCCGCCGTCAACCGCGCCCCGGACGCCGGCCGGCCGGGCAGGAGCGCCTGTTGTTCTGGCGCGAACCGCATGACCGTCACGTAGCCCTTGTCGCGGAGGTAGTACACCGCCTCCGCTACCTCCACCTCCGTGATCGCACTCAGGTCGAGCGCGGTCTCCGTGACCAGCTTCCGGATCGTGTCGAGCGGCAGCTCGCGCTTGACCCCGTCGCCGCGCACGTGCGTCTGCGCCAAAAACTGGAGCACCCAGCCCCGGAGGCGTCGCGTCACCTCGGGGGGATGTAGCGGCGAGCGCATGGTCGCCACTTTGAGGGAGTTTTATTACATGTCAAATTCTACTTTTAATTAAACTACTTGCTACTAATTAGTTATTCTAAAACATTAATAATTAGATCAGGTTACGCACACGCGCGGGCCGCTCCGTCGCGAGCGCGCGCCGCATCAATCGCTCCCAGGCGCGCGCCGCCATCTCCTCGTCGCGGCGCCGACTCACGCAGCCCCGGGGGCGTGCCGGATGCGCCGTCACCCCCCTGGGCGCGGACGCTTCCCCAGCGTGATCTCCAGCGCCTCGAGCTCGGCCTCTTGCCTCATCTTCAGCTTCCCGGCGAGGTCCCGGCGGATCACGGACCGACTGCCAGCTTTCCTCCCGGGCAGCGGCACCATGTCCCCGGGATCTTCCTTGTGAGGCGCGGCCTCGGCCTGCTTGTTGATCCTGGCGATCGCCTCCTCCAGCCGTCGGATCAGCTCCGGCGGCGGACTCCCGAGGATGACGTGCCCCACCTGCCACGCCGGCGTACGACTCGGCGGTCCCGGCGACGGATCGAAGAACTCATCCATCGACCGGCCAAAGATCCGGCTCAGCCGCCGCAGCGCGCCGATGTCGGGGACGTGGCGCCCCGCTTCGTACGAACACACCGCGGCGAGGGAGATCCCCGCCTGCGCCGCGACCGCCGCCTGGGATGCGGCAAGCTCCCGCCGAAACGCAGCGATATTTCGCCGGACCACCCCGCGCTCTTCGTCGCTGATCACTCTCTTCGCCATATGGCGAAGTTATATGGTTGGGCTTTTTTTTCTGTCAAAGATTTTTCTTCTTGATATTAAGATGTGAGTATGTAGTATCTAATATCGCCATGAATCACCTCCGCAGATGGCTCCGAAAAACCGACACCACGCAGGCGGAGCTCGCGAGGAAAACGGGGATCGCGCAGCCAAACCTGTCGAACTATGTGACGGGGCGGCGGCGGCCAGGGATAACCAACGCCCTGCGGATCCAGCGGGCGACCCGGGGGGGCGTGCCGATCGAGTCTTGGCGCCGATGACGCGGTGGCTGACGGCGCAGGACGTGATCGATCTGGGCTGGTCTCGTTCCACCCTGTTCCGCCGCCTCCCCGGACTGATCACGCGCGGCCGGGGGAAAAACCGCGAGATCTGCCTCTCCTCGCTGCCGGCCGATCTTCAGGCGAAGTATGCCCATGTTCGCACTGGCGCGGCGACGACTCCGGCCTCCGCGGAGGATCAGCGCCGGCTGGCTCGGATCTCGCCCGAGCTGCGAGCGGCGTACGCGCGCGAGGCCTCACGGCGCGCGGCCCTGATCGAGCGGTTCGAGGCAGTGCCACAAAAAACAATCACCACAGCCGGCCAGCGTGAGCCATCGCCCGCGGTGCGCGAGATCCTGGCCGCCTGGCCCACGACCGATCCGGCATTGTTGCAGGTGCGGCCGTCGTGGGGGCGACCCTGCGACCCGCGCACTCTGCATAACTCACTCCGGCGGCTCCGATCCCTGGGCGTGATCGGGCTCGTGCCCCACCACCCACCGCCCGCGCCCGGCGATGCGCGGCTACGCCCGATCCACGGGGAGGTTCAGCGTGCGCTCTGCGCGCTCCGACTGGTGGAATACCCCGACGCATCGGTCGAGTCGATCTACCGCCACCTGGTCGATCGTTTCGCCGGCACCATCCACTTGCCGTGCCTCCGCGTCGTGCGCGACTTCCTCGCCGATCGGATCCCCAGGGGGGTCCACGTCTACCACCGCTACGGCGCGCGCACCTTCGACTCCACCGTGGCCACGCCGATCCTGCGTCGCTACGACGATCTCGACGTGGGCCAGTGGTGGTCCGGGGACCACCATATGTTCGACACGTTTGTGATCAACCCGTCTCGCGGCGGCCAACTCGACCGCCCCTGGCTGACCGCCTGGCTCGACGTGCGCTCGCGCGCGCTCGTCGGCTGGGCGATCAGCCTGCAGCCATCCTCGCGCACCATCGCGGACGCCTTCGTCCATGGCGTGAGGCCGAAGCGGGATCCCGTCTTCAACCACCTATGCGGCCGGCCCGACCACGTCTACGTCGACAACGGCAAGGACTTCCGTGCGCACGTGCTCGAGGGGAACAGGCCCGCGGAGGGGCTGTCGCTACCCGGGCTCTTCGGCGCGGTGGGCACCAGGGTGGTCCACGCCGTGCCCTACAACGCGAAGGCGAAGATCGTCGAACGGTTCTTTAGGACCGTCGCCGATCAGTTCTCGCGCGATCTACCAACGTACTGCGGTCGCTCCCCGGGCGATCGCACTGAGCGCCACCGGGAGCTCCTGGCTGGCCACGAACAGTGGCTGCGCAAGACGCCAGGCGTCGAGACGGCGTTCCTTGCCATCGACGATTTTCGAGCCCGCTTCGCCGGCTGGGTGGTCCGCTACCTATCGGCCGAGCACGACGGGCTGACAGAACACGGCACTGGGCGGCGCTTCGCGCCGCGCGACGTGGCGGCGCGACGCGCGCGGGGGCCGATCCTGATCGACGAGCTGGCTCTCGCCGTGCTCGCGATGCGGCGCGACGTGCGCACGGTGAGGAAGGGGCTGATCTCAATTGAGGACCGCCACTACCACCACGACGCCCTGTGCGGCCACGAGGGGAAACGAGTCGAGTGCCGGTGGGATCCCGCGCGACCCGAGGAACTGTTCGTGCTCGCGATCCCGGGCGGCGCGCTCATCTGCCGCGCCGGGAACCTCGAATTCGCCCGCTACGCGGCGCGCGGTGTTGACACCGGCGAGATCCTCACCGAGGCCCTGCGCCGGCGCAAGGCCGAACGCAAGGCCGTCGCCGGCTGGCTCCGGGTACAGGAGCGGCGCCTGCTCGGATCTTCCATCGAAGAGGCGGTCGCCGCGGAGATCGGGCCCCGGACGGTGCCGGCACCGACACCCGCCGCGCCGTCCGGGGCTGTCGAGCAAATCCAGCCGGGCGTGCGCGAGATCGTGCGCGAGATCCGCGACCGCGCGCGCCGCCCCGCGACGCAGCCGCCGGCCGATCCTCCTGCCGCGACCGTCCTGATCGACGACGATCAGGCGCACGTCGAATCCCTCCTCGGGTCACGCCCAGCGGAGCCCGAGTTCTTCTACGGCGACCTCGCGCGCCAGCGTTGGCTGCGCACCGTCGCCGACTGGGACCGCCGCGCGGGCGAGATCCGCCGCACGCGCGACCTCCAATGCATCGAGGCCACCAATGCACCCTCCGAAGTCGCAAGTCCGTGACCTCACCCTCCAGACCCTCGATCGGCAGGGCATGTCACAGCGTGAGCTGGCTGAGGAAATCGGCTACTCCACGGCCAGCCTCTCCGCCTACCTGAAGGACAAATACCCCGCGCCGCACAGGATCGAGGCCGCGCTCGTGCCGTGGCTCCGCAAACACGGCACCCAGATCAGCGAGGACGATCTGCCGGGGGAGTTCGTCGAGACCGAGGCGGCGGCCTCCACCGTGGAGGCGTGCACCATCGCCCAGGAGGAGGGCGAGATCGCCGTGGTGATCGGCGCGGCTGGGGTCGGAAAGACCGTGGGTCTGCGCGAGTGGGCGCGGCGTGCGCGACGGGAGAAAATCCGATACGTCGCGATCACCGCGAACGTCACCACGGGCCCGGTCGCACTCGTCCGCCAGATCTCCGCCGCCCTCGACCTCCCAACCTCGCCGCCGGCGGCGAGCCAGATCGAGCGGATCGTGGACACGATCCGCCGCCGGCCGGCAGTGATCCTGATCGACGAGGCCCAACACCTCGGAGTACGCGCGCTGGAGGCGGCGCGTGCACTACACGACGAGACCGAGACCGGAATCGTTTTCGCCGGATCGATCGCCTTGCAGCGCACCCTCGTCGCGGGAGGTGGTGCCGTCGAGCTCGGACAGCTCCAGGGGAGGATCGGGATCTTCACGCAGCTCAAACCCCTCACGCAACATGAGCTCCACCGATTTCTCGAACGGTGGGTCGGCCAGGTCGACGACCCCGCAGTACTCGAGGAGATCCGGATCATCACGCAGCGGATCCCGCGGCGGCTCGTGCGGCTGCTCGGCCACTGCCGGCGCCTGCTCGGGAGCTCCGGGCGGACGCTGTCCGTGGGGTTGATCCGTGAGGCCGCCACGCGGTTGGTGGCGGCGCCATGAGCGACCTGTTTCGCGTGCGCAAGTGCATCGAGTCCGATGCGTGGCGCTACTACCCTCTCCGAGAGAGAGGAAGGCGTCGGCGGCGACGAGCGCGTACTGCCGCGGCAGCCCCGCTGATGCTCGCTGGCGCTACGCGGTTCGAGGAGTGGCGCCCGTGCTGATCATCGACGCTTCTACAGGAACCCTAACCACCGACGGCGTCCTCTCCACCGCGTTGGCCGAATGTGATCGGGCGGGGGTGGAGATCCTGATTCGGCTGCGCAATCTCATGCTCCTGTGCCCGCCCGACACCATCGAACGCGCGGAGCTCGAGCGCCAGCTGCGGCAGCTCTGCGAGCTGCTCGGCGCGCATGACGCCTCGCGCATCTCCGTTTTCGGCGCCCGCGCGCGGCGCATCCAATAGGAGAACCTCCATGCCTGCCATCCGCATCCGCAAGCTCTCCCCTGCCAATGCCGAGAAGGCCGAAATCGTCCGTGAGGGCATCGCCGCCCTGGCGGAATATGTCAAGGCCAAGGAGCGCCTCGATCTGGCCAAGCAGCGCGCCATCGCCTGTGCGAGCGAGCGCCGGCGCAACCAGTCGAGCGTCACCCTGGCGTCGCTCCTGGGTGGCACTGCTCGCGTGACGTGGTCCATCGAGACGCGGCTCGATGGGGAAGTGGTCACCGCGGTACTCGAGTCCGTCCGAAAGGGTGTCGCCGACGCCTACTTGGCGGAGGTCTTCAAGATCGCCCCGACCTACCGGATGCGAAAGGGGTGGCAAAACTTCATGAAGACCGATCACCCGACGGAGATCCAGGTCGTCAAGCCGCAGCTCACCCAGGCAATCCAGGTCAGGGAGAAGCAGCCCTCTGTACAGTTCTCTGAGGAGGAAGAAACGTGACCCATGCGAAGAGGGGTCGGTCGTGCGTCAAGTGCGGCCTCCCGTCACCGGCAGGCACACATACATGGTTCGGGGTCTGCGCTCCCTGCCGACGAGCCGCCCCCGAGGGGCCCAGGCAAATGTTCCTGCCCGGGGCAGCCGAGAAAGAGGTTTTTCTTCTCAGGAAGGAAAACCGGAACCTCGTGAGGCAGAACGAGAGGCTCCTGTATCTCCTCGACGGCGTTGCACAACGAAAAATCTTCGTGCCCGAGGTGCGGAGCATACTCGCGCAGTGCCCCCGGGGAGGGCTGTCGTGATCCGCGCCGCGGCGATGCGCCTCCTCTGGGCCGCCGCGCGGCGACTCCCAGACGGAGAGGAGATCCTGCGTGAGCGTGTGGCCATGATCGCCGGCGGCTCTCGCTCGACGCGCGATCTCAGCGACGCACAGCTCGCCGAACTGGCGCTGGACCTCCAGCGGCGCGCGGGGTTGCGGCCCAGGCCGCGTGGGCCACGCGGTGGCCGTCCACGCAGGCCGGAGGGCGCCGCGGGCAAGGTCGTATATCTGGCCACCGAGGCCGAGCGCGCCCGCATCCAGGCGCTGTTCGGGCGCCTGGGTTGGCCCGATGAGCGACGCGCAAATTTCATTTCACGGCAAACGCGGAGCATGGGTCTGCTCACCCACGCCCACTGTACTGCCGTGATCAAACCCCTTGAGCGAATGCTGCGAGAGGAGACCCAATGACCGACTACGAGATGCTCTCGAACCTCGTCGCCATCGCCGATCGGGGAGTGGAGATCGCCACTGCCCTGGACGGTGCGCTGCGGGACAGCCCGCTTTTCGTCCAGCGCGTGCTGGCCGCCAAAATCCTCCTCGCCGCACGGAGGTTCCGCGCGCAGATGGATGTTGGGGCGTGCGAATTCGCGGAGGCCTTGTGACCGCGGCCGTGCGGCGGACTCGCCCACGGGTGCGGGGTGAGTGCCTGGAGATGCCGCGGCCCTGCCCGTTCGTCTCCTGCCGCTACCACCTGAGCCTCGACATCTCCGAGGGTGGGCGCATCAAGTTCAACCCCGCCACGGGAAAAACCTGCGCCCTCGACCTCGCGGATCTGGGCGGGATGACGCTCCAGGACATCGGGCATGTGTTGGGCCTCACCCGAGAGCGGATCCGACAGATCGCTCTCGGCGCGGAACGGACCCTCCGAGTGCGCCTCGAACTGGCCCAGACGCCGCGCGCCGCCATTCGATGATGCCGCTGCGGCTCGACGGGCTCGTTACCGATGGGGACTGGTATTCGTGGGCGATCATGTCTCCCGACCATCGCTACCGCTACGCGCTCGGTCGATCCTGGGAACCGGGACCTGGGCGCGGGCTGTTCGATGAGGCCACCGCCCCCGTGCTGGCGATCGTGATGCTCAACCCGAGTACCGCGGATCACTCCGTCGACGACCCGACGATCCGCCGGGTCATCCACTTCGCTCGGCAGGAGGGGTGTGGCGGCGTCCTCGTGCGCAACCTCGCGGCCTGGCGCGCAACGGACCCGGCAGAGCTGGCGCACGTGGAGGATCCCGTCGGGCCGCGCAACCTCGAAGTGCTCCGTCTCGGTCCGTTCTTTGCGCTGCACGTGGCGGCCTGGGGCGCCTTCAAGGACAATCAGATCCGCCGCCGGCTCCTCCCCTCAATCTTGGAGTGGGGCTCCACGACAACGAACCCGCTGGTGCTCGGCCTCACCAAGCGAGGGGAGCCTCGGCATCCCCTCTTCTTGCCCAAGACTCAGCGCGTGATGGCAACGTTGACCCCCACCAGCGGCGTGCCCCTCGGTGTCCGCGTCGCCGCAGCATTCGGCGCGTCGTGACCGTACTCCCGCACAACCTCGAGGCCGAGATGTCGGTGCTCGGCGGCGTGCTCCTCTACCACCAGTCGTTCCACCAGATCGCCGACCTGGTCGAGCCGCAGGACTTCTATCACCCCGCGCACACCGCCATCTACCAGTCGATGGTCGAGCTCGACGCCGACGGCAAGCCGATCGATCCGATCACCATCGCCGAGCAGATGCGCGCGAATGATTCGTTCGCCAAGCTGCGCGCCGTGCGCGGCGAGGCCTACTTCGTCGAGCTCACCAGCGCCGTCCTCACCGTCGAGAACATCGCGTTCCACGCGCGCACCGTGCGGGCCAAGGCCACCGCGCGGCGGCTGATCGAGACCGCCCAGGAGATCGCGGCGCGCGGCTACGGCGAATACGGCGACGTCGACGACTACCTCGACGAGGCCGAGCGCGCCATCTTCGAGATCGCGGACCGCACGCAGCGCCAGGGCTACGAGCCGATCAAGAAGGTGCTGAACACCACCATCAAGGCGGTCGAGCTGCGCTACGACCGCAAACAGGCCGTCACCGGCGTACCGTCCGGCTACCACAAGCTCGACGCGCTCACCTGCGGCTTCCAGCCCTCGGAGCTCGTGATCGTCGCCGCGCGCCCGTCGATGGGCAAGACCGCGCTGGCCATGAACGCGGCCGAGAACGCAGCCATCGAATGGAGCGTGCCGGTGCTCGTGTTTTCGCTCGAGATGTCGAAGGAGTCGTTGTGCGGGCGGCTCCTGTGCTGCGAGGCGCGCGTCGACTCCACGCGCCTCCGCGGCGGGTTCCTCGACCAGCGCGACTGGATCAACCTCACGCGCGCGGCGAGCCGGATCTCCGAGGCGCCGATCTGGATCGACGATTCGGGTGCGCCCACCCTGCTCGAGATCCGCACCAAGTGTCGTCGCTGGCGAGCCGACCCGAAGATCTTTTCTGCGCCGAACCAGCACGGGCTCATCGTGATCGACTATCTCCAGCTCATCCAGGGGCGGCCGGGGGGCAGGGATCACAACCGCGAGCGGGAGATCTCGGAGATCAGCCGCGGGTTGAAGGCGCTGGCCAAGGAGCTGCGCGTGCCCGTGCTTGCGCTCTCGCAGTTGAACCGCGGCGTCGAGGCGCGCGCCGACAAGCGCCCGCAGCTTTCGGATCTGCGCGAGTCCGGCGCCATCGAGCAGGACGCGGATCTGATCGCGTTCATCTATCGCGACGAGGTCTACAACAAAGAGTCGGGGGACAAGGGGGTAGCGGAGATCATCGTCGGCAAGCAGCGGAACGGGCCGACCGGGATGGTGAAGCTCGCGTTTTTGAACCAGTACACGCGCTTTGAGAACCTCGCTGAAGGGCGCGCGGTGGGGTAGGATACACGCCATGAACCGCCGCGAGTCCGGTGCGCTCGCCGAGCGAGTGATGGTCCGGGCCTCGGATGCGAGGGCGTGGACGTTGCGGCTCGTGCTGGCCAAGCACGCAGGACGATGCCCGACCTGCCAGCGTGGGCATCGCGAGGGTGCGCCGATCTATCTCGCGCACGGTCTGCCCCTCTGCCCTTTGTGCGTGGCACGACGCCCGGCGGAGTGTGCCGATTGGGTCGCCTCGGCGCGCGCGATGCGCTCTCGCATCACGAAGGGGATCCTGTGAGCCGATGACCGCCATCGCGCACAACCTCTTCACTCGCAGCACGGCCCGCGTTTCGTCGTGCGGGCGCTACCCGTCGACCACGTCGCGCCAACCATATGCCGGGCGACTCGCACCATGACCGACGTGTGTTCGGGCATATCCGCGTCGTGGTGCCCGGTCCACGGGGAACTGCGCTTGCCAAGTTGAGCTGAACGGTGAGCGTTCGCTCACCGACGAGAAGTGCCCGTTGCATGCGCCAACAAGTAACCACGCGGAGCGCGTGGCGTGGGTCGCACACGCACTGCGGCGTCGACATCGTTGGACCCGAGAACGATGACGCGATCGTCGAGGCGGCGCGCGACTGTGAGCCGATCATATGCGCGTGGGGGGTCGTCGCCGCGCCGTTGCGCTGGCGCATCGCGCAGGTGCGCGCGCAGCTCGCTATCCGCGCGGTGTTTGCACTCGGGCTCTCGGGCGCTGGCGACCCGAAGCACCCGCTCGCGCGCGGCCGGTCCCGCGTGCCCAACGACGCGCAGCTCGTGCCGCTTACGCCTGCGACGGCTACGAGCGCAACCTCGGCCCCCCCGGATGCGCGCGGCCTGCTGCACCTGGTAAGATTCACCATGCTCATCGCCCTCGCCATCACCGCCCTCACCATCCTCGGCTGCGACGCCGGCGCCGACCTCGCCTCGCCGGTGCGCGACGCCGGCGCCGACCTCGCCTCGCCGGTGCGCGACGCCGGCGCCGACCTCGCCTCGCCGGTGCGCGACGCCGCCACGAAGATGTGGCGATCGGTCTACGCCACCAAGGCCAGCCTTTATGCCGTCTGGAGTTCCGGGCCCGATGACGTCTGGGTGGCCGGGGAGGGTATCTACCACTCCGTCGACGGGGGCAAGTCCTGGGTCGTGAGCACCCGCAACATCGGCACCCATCGCGCCATTTGGGGCTCCGGCCCTGACGACGTCTGGGTGGCCGGGGAGGGTGTCTACCACTCCGTCGACGGGGGCAAGTCTTGGATTCTGCGGCATGGCTTCGGGGTCGGGAGGGGCCTGCACGCCATCTTCGGCTTCGGCAGGCCGGGGGGGTCGACGATCTTTATCGGTGGCGAGGCCGGTGAAGTCTCTCGCTCCCAGAACGCGGGGCGCACCTGGGAGCTGCTCCCCATCTTCGACGTGAGGAAGGAGATCATCGCCGCGCTGTGGGGAACGAGCGAAAAGGATCTCTTCGCCGTCGGCTCCTTGGGTAACCTGTGGCGCTTCGGCGGCATGTTCTGGTCGCCTCGCGTCGTGCTCTACCCCGACGGTGGCCTCTATGCCCTCTCGGGGGATGGGCGCGGGCTCCTCTGGGCCGTTGGGGCGGCTGGCGCCATCTTTCACTCCGCCGACGGCGGGCGCTCCTGGGAACGGCAGGTGAGTGGCACGGCGCTGAATCTCTTCGGGGTAGGCCCTGGGGTTGCCGTTGGCACCGGGCCCGGTGGGCAGGGGGGCATCATCCTCCGCTGGTTCCTTGGTCGGTGGAGGACGGAGTGGATCGCCCCTCTTTCCCTACTCGGCGTGGAGCCGGGGTGGGGGCTGTACGCGATCGGGCGGGCTGGCACATCAGGAGAGGATGAGATTTACCGACTTCAGTGATCCGCTGCGTCCAGCCACGAGATGACCCAACCATCCTCCTCCTCCACCACCGCGACCAGCTCCCCGTCCATCCACACCAAGATCACCTTCACGCCCAGCCATAAGCAGTAGATCCCGTGAGACAATGGGACAATGAGACAACAAGGGGCGGGAAAGATCAACGTTTTGGTGAGACGAAACGGGGTCGCGGCGGGCGCGTCCCCCTCGGTGGCGCTGCTCTTGTGGGAAAATCGATCGTGCCGGCACGATCGATTTTCCCAGTGTCACAACTAGCGGAAAGCACAGGTGATTTCCGCCAAACCCCGCATATCCCGATTTGTCTCACCTGGGAAAAACGATCCGGATTCTTACACAGGACGCGCGCGGCGCGCTCAGCCTCGA